TCAAGTTGATGCTCTTGTGGAGAACTTTGTTCTGATAAATCAGGACAGTTTTCCACTCACCGTCATTTGTGGTAACAGTGTAAAAATGGTGCAACTAGCCGAACGAGTACTAAATAGGATTGGGTGTGAATACTCAATGTATAGATTCGGTGTATTAACGATTAGGAAGTTTAAGTAATGTTATATCTCGCATATGGAATGAATACTAATATTGATCAGATGGCTTCACGCTGTCCTGGTTCCGTTAGTATTGGGCGGGTAGATGTACCAGACTTTCGATTGGTATTCCGAGGCGTAGCAGACATCGAAGAAAGTTATGGAGATATCTTACAAACTGTAATGTGGGATATCACGGATCAATGTGAGTTAGCCCTAGATATGCTTGAGGGGTTCCCGACGTTTTATGGTAAGCGATATGTTGATATAACGATTGGTCAAAAGACTTATCAGGCTATGATGTATCAAATGGTCAGAGACAAGCTTGTCTATTCTCAACCAGGCAGCTATTATCAGAATATGCTTGAAGAAGGATATCAGGATCACGGCCTTGACTTAAATCAAATTTATAATGCAGAAGGCTTTTGTGAAGTTGAGGATACGCTCGACTACATCAATCGTCGCTATGCGTACTAATAGTGGTCTTTGACGCTCATCCCACTCTAAACATTCTGCGTGTCATCTAAGGAGAACAAAGATGGCAAAATATGAACCAGTAAGTTACAAATATACAAGCACTAAAGAATGGCATGATGCATTCCCATGTGCGTACCGTCAATGGCGCGCCGATAGTCATTGTAATAATATTCATGGCTACAGCTTTAGCATTAAGGTATACTTCGGTGCTGATACACTAGATGCTCGTAATTGGTGTGCAGACTATGGTGGTCTTAAGGACTTGAAGGCAATTCTTGAAGACCAGTTTGACCATACACTGCTCGTTGCAGAAGACGATCCTGATATGGATGTGTTCAAGCTATTGCAAGAACGAGGCATGGCAAAACTGACTATCATCCCCGCAACTGGATGTGAAGCACTTGCTGATATGATTTACAAGTTCGTCAATGGTGTCTATATCCCTGATCACTGGGGTTCAGGCGAAGCTGAACGACTTTGGTGCTATCGTGTTGAAGTTCGTGAAACGCAGAGCAACATGGCTTTCCGTGAAGGTCATCGTGAATGGAATGAAGACTTACTAGGATAAAGGATACAAGAGATAATGACTAAAAAAGTATATTACACTGACAAACAGATTGATGGCATGATCCATGATATCATTCGTCAAATGAACAATGATAATTGGATGCCAGATTATGTTGTGGGTCTTGCTAGAGGCGGACTAAACCCTGCTGTAAAGATTAGTCATTATCTCAACATTCCAATGGAGGCGCTTAAGGTCAGTCTTCGTGATGGTGGCGAAAGTGAATCTAACTGTTGGATGGCAGAAGATGCATATGGATATATCAATGCCACTGCAATTCCTAGACCAGCAGGTGAACCTACGAGCGACCCTGCATTGCGTAAGAACATTCTTATCGTAGATGATATTAACGACACGGGTGCTACCTTACAGTGGATTAAGAATGATTGGTCGTCAAGTGCATTTCGTGATGATCCAGAATGGAATGACATTTGGAATAATAATGTTAAGTTTGCAGTGTTGATTGATAATGATGCAAGTCCGCTTGAAGTCAATTATATCGGAGAAAGCATCAACAAAGCAGAAGAAGATGTTTGGATCGTCTTCCCTTGGGAAAATTGGTGGAAAGGATGATTGACAATGGACGTAATTAGTGTTATAGCTGTAGTTGTATTTTGTGCAATAGCAAGCTTTGTCCTATATGGATTATGGTTAGTTGATAATGACAGATATGAATTTAGAAAGAAGAATGGTATTGACCCTAAATATCATGGCTGGAAAGTAGATAAGAATGACGAAGATCAAGATAAGTGAATTGTTCTATAGCATTCAGGGAGAAGGTCGGTACATGGGTGTGCCGTCCGTTTTCCTTAGAACGTATGGATGCAATTTCAAATGCGCCGGATTCGGCATGCCAAAAGGTGAATTATCAAGTGAAAGAGAAGCAGTCAATCCAGAAGACTATAAAGAATATGGTACCCTCCCGCTCGTCTCTACAGGCTGCGATTCCTACGCATCCTGGGATCCTCGCTTCAAGCATCTTTCTCCCAGCAGGGATGTTGATACTATTGTCAGCGACATTATGGAACTACTACCGTTTAAAGAATGGCGCGACGAACACCTCGTTATCACAGGAGGAGAACCACTCCTCGGATGGCAACGAGCCTACCCAGAACTCCTAAGTCATCCTAAGATGAAGGGTCTCAAAGAGATTACTTTTGAGACTAATGGTACGCAACCACTAAGTGATGAACTGTTTGCTTATCTTGACGATTGGTTGTGGGAAGGATTGGATAACGGGATTTCACGAGAAGTCACTTTTAGTGTCAGTGCAAAGTTGAGTTGTTCTGGTGAGAAGGCAGAGGATGCCATCAAGCCTGAGGTTGTCGCACGATATCAAGATGCTGGTCATGCCTATCTTAAGTTTGTGATTGCAACAGAAGATGATGCTACAGAAGCACTAGCGGCAGTTGAACAATATCGTGATGCAGGATTCTATGGTAATGTTTATTTCATGCCGGTAGGTGGTGTTGAGAGCGTATATCATCTTAATAATCGCACTGTTGCCGATCTTGCCATGCGTAATGGCGTTAGATATAGCGACCGTTTGCAGGTTCCATTGTTTAAGAATGCGTGGGCAACCTAATGAAGCGTATAGGATTCTTAGTTAGCTCACAGACATTGATTCCGCATGGTGGTATTGGTCAATTCACAAAAAGTTTTTGTGAGTTGATGAATAGTCACGGAATATATGTAGATATTATCACTGATAAGAGTCCTCAGGGCGTTGCTGATGAGTTTGTCAAAGAACTTAAAGCTAACATCATTTATCCATCCGATCTATTGCGCTATACCGATCACAGTGCTATCTTTATGTATGAGGATAGTTACTGCTATGAACGCATGGCTAACTTTCGCAACGCTACTATTAAGGCGTTGTCCAGTAATCTATACGATGCTTTTGTTTGTAATACATATGAAACGGTGCAAGTAATATCAACTTTTGGGTTGAGTGACTACATTCAGACAATTGCATATACCCATCTAGAAAGTCAAATCTTCAAGGATACTAAGAATCCATTCTTAGATGAAGTCAATGACATGATGAGATTACAATTACAGATGCCTGGCATCACTGTTGGCACTCAAAGTCTTTTTAATAGATTACACTTTGAGGATGCAGTTCATCTTCCTATTCCACTTCCTGAACAAGGTTTGTTACAAGAGTATGACAATGATCGTGAAGGTGTATTGTTCATTGGTCGCTGGGAAGAAGGCAAGAACCCTGAACTCTATATTGACTTGATTGAACAAACTGGCTTACCTGCTCGTATCATGACTAATGCGAATGGTGCTAAGAAGTTTGAAGCAAGCTTTAAGCATATGGGCTTTACTGATTACAAGATTGCAGTCAGTATCATTGGTCAAGAAAAAATAGATTTTATCAGGAATTGCAGAGTAGCATTTAATCCAAGCACAGTAGAAAGCTATGGCATTGCATTCTTAGAACAGATGATTCAGCTTCCTACATTTGCGTTGATCAATCAGCGTTGGACACAAAACTTCCCAAGCACACAGTTCTTTACTACTAGCAAACGTAATATGGCTGAGGCTGTTAAATCTGTATATGATAGATATCCTACAGCACGATCTTGGTATGATACAAGCGATTGTGTGAATCACTTTAAGATTCATGAGGATGCAGTCTTCCATAAATGGAATCATTGTTTCAACGAGTTTGTATCTTGCAAAAGTAATATTAACACTGCTAAGATTTGCAATGAGACAACAGTTAAGTATAGCGATTTTATAGCAGATTTGGGTCGGCGCATAGTGTGCATTGACGATATTAGAAGTGTATTAACTAACAGGCATAAGTTTAGAGTTATCTATACAGAAAAGGATACCTATTTGACTAAGGATCCTAGTTTTGAACCTAAGGAGGAAACTCAAGGGTTGGGATTATTTGAAGGATTTTAATATGAAAAGAGTTTTGATTACAGGCTGTTCAGGCTACATTGGATCACATCTTTGTAAGCGACTCGAAAGTGAATATGAAGTGTATGGGTTGGATATTCGTCCAAACGAGCATCCAGTTGAACAATTTTTTCAGGTCGATATTAATCGCCCATTAGAAGTTGGGTTTGAGTTTGATGCGGTTGTTCATTTAGCTGGACTTGTTAATGTCAGTCAAAGTGAAGAGATGCCTATTCAATACTATATTACTAACTTGAATGGTACGATGAACGTGTTGAATAAGATCAATACTAAGAACTTTATCTTTGCTAGTACAGGCGCAGCAGAATCGTGCAACAGCGCATATGGCATTAGTAAGAGAGCAGCAGAAGATGTTGTCAAAGAATATTGCACAGTTCATAATCCAACCCCATATACAATTTTTAGATTCTATAATGTAATTGGCACTAGTGGTTATGCGCCCACCAATCCAGACGGATTGATGTACAATCTTATGAAAAGTGAATATACTAGAGAATTTACTATCTACGGGGATGACTATGGCACTCCCGACGGAACTTGCGTCCGTGATTATATACACGTAGATGAAATTTGTGAAGCCATTCGTACTGCTGTTGAAGAACCTGCCAATGGAGTAGAATGTTTAGGTCACGGTGTAGGATACAGTGTCAAAGAAATGGTAAGTATTTTTAAGTCTGTCAATCACGCTAGATTAAGTGAGGGAACAGATGAGACAATCACAGTGACATATGGGCCTCGCAGACCGGGCGATGTGCCAGTCAGCGTTTTAGAAAATGTATCTAAGTATATGAAGAACTTATATTCTATTGAGGATTTTTTAAGATTATAATTTGATTAGTTCGGATAATATTGCATCAAGTTCGTGTATGTAGCTTTCAATCATTTTATTTCCACGCAAGACATAATAGCGGTCAGCTTTCATAGGAATAGGTGATTTGGGGTGCTTTGCTTTATATTTCATAGCCCACTCTGCATACTTTTCCGCAACTCTTGGCCAGAATAAGTCGGATAATCTAGTACTTTCTCTCCAAGAATCGTTACTACCGGGTTCCTTTAAAAGTTTGGTTACGTCTTCCATTTCGTCACTATTAGCAACAAGGTCAGCCATTAACTTGATTGTTTCTTTACCTTTTGCCCACTGTCTTAAATGACCGTACTTTTGCATCCATTTGCCCATGTCAACTTCTTTTGGCTTAGGAGTTTTAGGCAATCCAACAAATTGAGGTATTCTTTTTTGAAACTGTCTTCTAGCAGGTGCCACTACAGGTTTTCTGATAGGAAAAGATTGTGCTGGTTTAAACAATGACATCTGATTTAATTCATTTACAGGTTCAAAATTGCCCGAAATGTTGCCATTTCGGTTGACATCTTCTTCAAGTTCGTTTATAACTGAAAGTATGCTACGCATGTCCATATATCATAATCCTGTAAGAGTATTTATCTATGAATAATAATATTAAACGAATTGGCTTTGCTTGCAAGTGGGCAGAGATTAATCATAAGGGCGAGATTGCTAGTACTGAGGGCCTTAACACGGGTGGCACTACCTATGCATGGGCAAAGCGTAATAGTCGCAGCGTAGTGGAAGATAAAATTATTGAGGTTGCAAAGCGTAACATCATCAATACACATAATCTTGTCAAGCGTGTTTCTACCCTTCCCCCTGAACTACGTATGGTTCGTCTCACTAGCGATATGCTAAGTTTTTATACTATGGATGAATTTAAGGATTTTTGGTCCCGACAAGATGTGCGTGACAGTCTTGAACGCTGGTTTGCTCCTATCGGCAAGACTGCTCGTGACAATGATGTTCGAATTAGTTTTCATCCCGATCAGTTTGTAGTTCTCGCTAGTGATCGTGAAGAAGTAGTAAATAAGAGTATTGATGAATTCGAGTATCATGTTGATATGGCTCGTTGGATGGGTTACGGTAATACATTTCAGGACATCAAAATCAATGTTCATATCAGTGGTCGTCAAGGTCCTGACGGTATTAAACGTGTTATGGAACGCCTTAGTCCCGAGGCGCGCAACAGTCTCACAATTGAGAATGACGAAATGACATGGGGTATTGAAGCAAGTCTTGAACTTGCTGAAACATGTCCATTGGTATTGGACATTCATCATCACTGGGTTAAAACAGGAGAATACATTGAAACATCTGATGACCGCATTAAGCGTATTATTGACAGTTGGCGCGGCGTGCGTCCTGTTATTCATTACTCAGTTAGCCGCGAGGACTTGCTCGTGGAACACTGTAGGAACACTCGACCCGATCTTAACACACTGTTAGAGAACGGGCATAACAAGCAAAAGATCAGGGCACACAGCGATTACTATTGGAATCGGGCTGTCAATGATTGGGCCATGACTCATAATGACTGGGCTGACATGATGTGCGAGAGCAAGGCTAAGAATCTTGCCAGCTTCACGCTTTATGATACATATATCAAGAAAGGTTAATTATGTTAGAAAAGATTAAGAATTGGTTTAATCCGCCAGCACCTGTTAAGGCACCTGAGCCCGAAACAAAAAAGGCACCTAAGAAGAAAGAACTAAGTCCTAAGGAGAAAGCAACTTCTATCGGAGAACCTTATGTTAATATTATAAGCGTTGAACTTGACCCGGCTGACATTAATAACGGTTCGTTTGAACTTGATTGGAATGATAAGTTTGTAGCTAACTTGATTAAGCAAGGCTATAAGATTCGTGAGGACGATGCCGATTCGCAAATCGTAGATCGCTGGTTCCAAACTGTTTGCCGCAACATTGCACTTGAAGTCTATGAACAAGAGCAGGCTGATCCAACAAAACGGGACGATGTTCGTGTTATTCAGCAGCGTGATTTGGGTAACGGATTTACCGAGGTAAGCTAATGTCAGACATAAACGAACTTTATTGTACGCAAGATGCAGAAAGTGGTGAATGGCATGTTTGGTTTACTCATCCATTGGGCGGAATGAAAGTTTTAGAAACATTCAACAATCAGGCGGATGCTCAAAAGTTTTATCAAGAACAAATCGATACAAAAGATTTTTGAAATAAACTATTGACAAAATCAAAATTTTCGTGTATAAAAAGATAATGATTTATGTTTAGAGAATTTTTTATGACCGAACTTAATACGACAGCTACTATGCCCCTGATTTTGACAGATATTGTTGAGGCCTTAAAGAAGGCTAAATTAACAATGAGTGAAAATGTCGAAGGCGAAGGCCGCGGCGGCAGCTTAAAAGACGAAGGAACTATCAAGCGTTGGCTCATGAGTCATCCAAAATTTGAGAAATATGTAAAAGACATAGGTGCAAGAAAAGCAGGTGATATTCTTGTCAAAGACTATAATTCTAATACTTATTATGTTGTAAATATTAAGACCTCTGCAGGTAGTTCAGATAATGCGACAAGTATGGTAGGATTTCTGTATGCATTCACCAATATGACATACGATGAACTTCCAAGCAGCATTACACTTAAGAAATTTTATGACCTGCTTATGAATCGTAAAGCCGATATTCTTCATAAAGATTATTATTATCTTTGCGTAGATAAAAAAGATTCAGAGAACGTAATCTGTAGAGGGGCGAAACAAATCAACTACTGGATCGAAAATGCGAATCCTTCTAATAAATTGCAAATCAATTGGGCTAAAGAAAAGTTTAAGCCGCCTGTAAATCGCACATATGATGAAGCGTATGAAGTTATTATTCATGGAATAGTAAGATGCTTGCAAAAAGCACATGATAACATTCCAAACCAATGGAAACCTAAGTAATATGACCTTAAATATACAGCTATTTAAAGAATCATGTTTTGACGCATTTAAGAAACTCCCAGACCAATCAGTTGATATGGTTTGCGTTGATCCTCCATATGGTACAACAACTATTGATTGGGACAAGACATTAGACTTCGAACTAATGTGGAAAGAACTCGAACGTATTGTAAAGCCTAACGGCAATATCATTATGTTCGGTAGTCAGCCCTTTACTAGTCTATTGATCGTAAGTAAGCTTGATTGGTTTAGGTATGAACTTGTCTGGAATAAAAACAAGTGCGGTAGCCCCGGCTTAAGCAAATATCGTCCGCAAAAGGTTCATGAAAATATCATGATTTTCAGTAAAAAGTCTGGCGGAACATATAATCCTATCATGGAAGAGGGCGGTGCATATCGTCGTGAGGCTAAAGATAAAGAAAAGGGATATGGCAAGGGTATTAATCGTCATGGTTATGGGTTCAAGCAAAATAACAATGGAGTAAGTGAAAATCATGGCACACGCTTTCCAAAGAGCATTCTGCATGGTAGTCGAAATTTTTCAGCGCAACAAACTGTTCATCCTACCCAAAAGCCAACTAATGTACTAAATTGGCTCATCATGACTTATTCTAATCCCGGTGACACTGTGATGGACTTTACGATGGGTTCAGGTAGCTGCGGAGTGGCAGCTAAACTTACTGGTAGAAACTTTATCGGGGTAGAACAAGATAGTGAATATTTTGCTATTGCCAAATCACGTATTGAAGCTACCGAAGCAGCCATTGTAGGACCCGAAAATAAGCAACTATCAACTCAGTTGCCTGAAGGCATCCAGACTACGCCCGGAGAAAAGTATGAGCAAGGAACCTTAGAAAAACTAAGGGACGGTACATATTCTTCAGAAGAACCTGATACATCAACCGATGTTCAGAAAAATCCCTTATTTAAATTCGAATAAAAGGCTTGACATCTGCTAATATATAGTGTAATATATGTGTATATTAATAGAGAAGGATACATATGAAGTACGCATTGATTGACACAGCTAATACTTTCTTCCGCGCTCGGCATGTTGCTTCACGCAATGCTGATACGTGGGAGAAGATTGGCATGGCTATGCACTTGACAATGTCCTCTGTCAATCAGGTTCAACGCATGTTTGGCGTAGATCATGTGGTATTCTGTCTTGAGGGGCGTAGCTGGCGTAAGGATTTTTATCCGCAATACAAGGCTCATCGTAAGCTTGATGAGTCCGTGATGACCGAACGTGAAGTAGAAGAAAATAAGATGTTCTGGGAAACGTATGAAGCGTTTACCACGTTCCTTCGTGAGAAGACTAACACTAGTGTATTGCGTGTTCCCAACGCAGAAGCAGATGATATTATTGCTCGGTTCGTTGCATTGCATCCTGACGATGAACACTTCATTATTTCTAGTGATACTGATTTTGTGCAGTTGATTTCTGAAAACGTGCATCAATACAATGGTGTTGCCGGTCAATTGATTAAGCTTGACGGTTACTTCAATGACCGTGGCAAGCCTGTCAAGGATAAGAAGACAGGTGAACACAAGTTGCTTGAAGACCCGGAGTATCTCTTGTTCAAGAAGATTATTCGCGGTGACGCAACTGACAACGTATTCAGTGCTTATCCCGGTGTGCGTGAGAAGGGTTCTAAGAATTCTGTCGGCATTCGTGAAGCATTTGAGGACCGCGAAAAGCAAGGCTTCAAGTGGAATAACATGATGCTACAGCGTTGGGTGGATCACGATGAGATTGAACATCGGGTGCGTGATGACTATGAACGTAACAAAACACTCATTGATCTTAAGGCTCAGCCTACTGAAATCAAAGAAGCAGTAGATACTGTTATTCGTGAAAATGTTCGCACTATGGTTACGTCGAGTGTAGGCATTCACTTTATGAAGTTCTGCGGGAAGTATGAACTTACTCGCCTTAGCGAACAGGGTGATACTTACGCTAAATGGCTCAACAGTCCTTACAAAGGAGTTCTAAATGGTTAAAGAAATTCCAAGCGACCTTTTGTGTAAAGATTGCAAGTATAGTTTTATGTCGCTTAGTAACAGAATTATGACGTTGAACGGGCTTGCAGGTGCAAATAAATATACATACAAATGCAAGAAGGCATTTGTCGATCAAGAGGTAAAGTATGATCCAGTTCTAGGATCAGAAAAAATCAAACCAGAATATCAAAGTTGTGTTTGGGTTCGTCGTCCGGATTCTCCGTGTGGTCCCGAAGGAAAGCTTTGGGCACCTAAACATAAGAAAGATTTATTTAAAATGTTAGCAAAGGAATACAATGTCTGAACTAATAGCAAAACCTATCGTTAAAAATCAATTTTGGATTGTCACTGACGGAGAAAAAAAGGTCGGTAACATTGAAGCAAATAATGCAGGATATGGGGTGCAGGTAAATGGCACCTTCCTTCAATTCAACAACAAAGAAGAAATTAAAAAGAAGGCTCATATTAAGTTTCAACCACTTGATACTATTAAGATAAAACCCACTGTTCCTTATCCTGAATATCCTACCACTTCACGAGTTTATAACTCAGTATGCGATATTACAAGAGGATTGCATCTTTTTACCACAACACGCAAGAGTAAATGTCTTCATGCTGCTGGGTATTTCGTAATTGATCAAAACGGAACTGCATCAGTTCAATTTTGTCCCAAATATATCTTTATTCAACGATATGCATATAGTGGTCCCTATAAAACCTTAGATGAGGCAAAAAGACAGATAAATACTTGAGATGTTACATATTAAGCGATTCATAGATAAAATGGCCGTAGCAGAGTCAAAGCAAACTAAAGATTTGGTTTTGCCCATGTCCGATGCACGTGGATTGCGTGATGAATTGTCTAAACTATTATCTGATCTTTATGAAATGTCCCAAGGACAGAATAAAGAAAAGGATACAGAAATTTTACAAGTTGAAATCAAGGGTGGTTCTTTCTAATGAGTAGGACCCAACCCAAAGTCTTGCTAGAATACGTAGATAAGAAAACGTATAAAACAGATCAAATCGTAGAAGCTGCAGGTATTTGGGCTGTGTTCTACGATGATCAACCTATTAATCTAAAAAGTTCGCACTATCTTGCAAATGATGTTGCACCTAAGTATAAGAAAACAAGTTTTTCAAATCCTGGTCATGCACGAAATCTTTGCAGAAAGTTAAACGCACAATTTAAGACTGATAAGTTTACTGTAGTGTTTATGAATTCGGGTAGAGTGGTATATCCCGATGACCTATCCCAAGACCAAAATTGAAATAGTAAAAATAATACTGAATGAAGCCAAGGATGATCCAAATTTTCCTTGGAAAGATAAATCAGTCGACCAGTTAGTATTTCAATGGTTTATGACAGGCAGAAGCGGTTCCGGGCTAAGACTTACTGATGCAGGCGCTCAAGCACTCATTTCTGCAAAAATCTCTCATTATAATTTTAATTTCAATCCTCCAAAAAATGTTAGGGGAGAAGTAAATTGGGGGAAATATACTGTTATCTTAGATAAAAAAGTAATCTGTCCCTACTATGTGGGAATCAATGTAGATGACAATGGCAAGAAACAACCGTATATTAGAATATATGATCACAAGATAGCAATGATGATGACGTTATACGGTGACTTTCAAAGCTACCTAGATTCGGTTAAATAGTATTTGTTTTTGTTCGCACTTGCAGCATAAATAGAACGTAGCAAAACTACATCACACACAGAGGAAAAAATTATGAAGAATATCACTATCGGCCTGCTTATGGCCCTCACACTCTCAACCCCAGCACTTGCTTCTTGGAAGACTGAATTGTTCACCAAGCTTGATGCAGACACTAGCGGGGAAATCTCACTTACTGAATTGACTGGCGCGGGTTGCCGCACTCAGCCTAAGTTCTTTAGCTATGCCGATAAGGATCGCAGCAATGGTCTTAACAAGGCTGAGTTTTTTGACAGCCGAGACCTTCTCGGTCGTTGCAACTAAGGAGACCATCAATGATTAAAGTTTTAATTGAAAATACTGCCGAGGCTATCCAAGCTTCAAAGAAGATTTTTGTAGATACTTTTGTAAAGCATGAAGGTCTAGCAAAAAATATGCATGATTTTGTAGATGCTCAAACCGAATATACTAAAAAAGCAATTGAGGTTGGTTTTACTACCGCCAGCAATATGCATAAGACAGTAACAGATAAGTCGTTTTATACAGAAATTGCAAAGTCTATGCAGGATTCTGCAAAGACTATTTTTAATACACAGCAGAAGAAAGAAAAAAAGTAATAATGACCAATAAAGCACTATATGCGTCTCGCGCCGGGTTTATGACTACAACATCATTGATGATGTTTCTGACCTACGCATTCGTTGTGAGTATTTTGTAACAGGAGTTGTAACATGAGTGACAGTAAATTTCCAGGACTTCCTGAGATTAAGTTCAATAAGAATGGATATGAGATCCGTTCCGATATTTTGGGCCTCGCTGAAAAGCTGGTCATTGAAGAATACAAAGCCAAGCTTCTTGGTTGGGAAGTTTCGCAATCAAAAGACGAGGAAGGTAAGATCGTTACTAAAGTATCTGTTCCGGAGTTTCCTGGTCTTGAAAAGGTCCTTGAGACTGCTCAAAAGATGTACGATTTCGTAAATCAAAATCCAAAGAAGTAACAACATAATCCCCTTAGAATTAATTTTCTAGGGGGATTTTTTTTGGTTGACATTGGTTACCTATTTTGCTATAAAGAGATATAGCAAGGAGATAGTTCATGGCTCGTTATAATCGTCCCTCTTATAGTGTTAGTGATGTTTTTGCTGCTTCTTGTGCTGCTCATCGTGTTAATGGTGGATATATTAAATATGCTGAATACGATGAAGAGGGTAACGTTGTTAAGCAGCCCAACAAATATGTCATCCGAGAGTTTTTGGTGGGTTCAGTCGAAGTACGTGACGAAGACCGAGACTTCGGTGAAAAGGTTCGTCAATATTGCAGTGGGCTTACATTCAAGGTCATTACTGGTGATCGCATGAGCGAATTCGAACAAGCTATGCTTTCAATCGCTGATAAGGAAACAACCGATAGCAATTATGATATTGCTGTTGCTTCCTCACTCCCTGCTAGCTATGAACGTTCGCTTGTTCGCATTGAACAGGATGTTCGGCTTCGTGAGCATCGTGGTACGTTGAACGAAGATATCGGGAAAAAAGTTGAACTTAATGTCGAAGTTGTGCGCTGTAACTATTCTAACAATTGGGATACTCACTTTGTCACTGCTGTTGTCAATGATGCAGTTGTATTCTTTGCAAGCCGCAACAAGCTTGAACTTGGTTCTAAGTTTCGTATCAAGGGTAAGGTCAAGGCTCACAAGGAAGATCGTACCCAACTTAGCCATGTAAAGTTGATTTAACTTGACATTTACCTTACAATGTAGTATAACAAGACTATGAGCGCAAGTTTTATCAAACAACTGAACGAAGACAACGGCCGTCTGCATAAAGAAGATGTTCTTAAGCAGGCTTTAACTGCTGCCAAGCTTGGCAATACAGTGTCTATCAAGTTCTTGCAGGGCCTCAAGCTTTGCTACAATACATTTGTTACCTTTGGTGTCAAGCAGATTCCTGAAAGTATTGGAATCACTGATGCTGAAAATCCATATAATGAATTTTTTGAACTATTGACTAGGCTCTCAAACCGCGAACTTACGGGCAATGATGCTCGTGATGCTATCGCAGAAATCAGTGAGCGATTTGATAGCGATGAATGGAACCTTTTCTTAGCTCCCATTCTTCGTCGTGATATGCGCAGTGGTATCAGTCTCACGACGATCAATAAGATTTGCAAGGGTACTGATTACGAGATTCCCGTCTTCGCTTGTCAGCTTGCAACTAATAGTGAAAACCGTCCTGAAATGAAGGGTGTAAAGCGTCTTGAGCCTAAGCTTGATGGCGTTCGTGTTTTGATGGTTGTTCTTCCTCTGAGAGGAATGTTTGACGGAACAGTAACTTGTTATAGCCGCAACGGCAAAATCTTTGAAAACTTCACTCATATTGAAGAACAGGTTCTTAAAAATGTTCGCCAACTTGTTAGTGCTGCTGATCGCACTGTTGGTATGTCTAGTGGAATTCTTAACGAGGGCTTCGTGTTTGATGGTGAAGTAGTTGGTAACAGCTTCCAAGAACTGATGCGTCAGGCTCGTCGTAAAGAGAACGTAGCAGCAGAAGATAGCGTGTTTCATATCTTTGACATTCTTCCTCTCGCTGATTTCAAGCGTGGTCATTGGAACGCACAACTCTACAAGCGCATTGAACTATTGCGTAATATGCAGGGTGCGATTGACAAGATGCCCAATGCAGAGTTGCTTCCTCATCTTCGTGTAAATCTTGATGAACACGAAGGTCGTAGCGTGTTTGAGCGTTATTGTCGTGAAATGGTAGAAGCTGGCTATGAAGGCGTTATGATTAAGGACCTTGAAGCTCCTTATATCTGTAAGCGCAGTACGTTTTGGATGAAGTATAAGCCTACTATTACTGTTGATCTTGAAGTGATCGGACTTGAAGAGGGCACCGGTCGTAACAAGGATCGTTTGGGCGCTCTTGTATGTCACGGGGTAGATAGTGGTAAAGAAATCACTGTCAATGTTGGTAGCGGATTTAGTGATAGTGATCGTGATCAGTTGTGGGAAGACCGTAACTTGATCTTTGGTCGTACTGTTGAAATTCTATGCGATGTTATTACGCAAAATCAAGATGGTACATATAGTCTTCGTTTCCCCCGTTTTATTCGGTTTAGAGATGACAAGTAATGTTTTCGGAATATTCGATAGTATTACAAGGTAAAGACGAAAAATGTACGTTGAAGTACAGCATTAACGATCATAAGTCCGCGCAGGTTTGGGCCGGACTAATGAAAGAATGCGATTCAACCTCATTGCGTGAAAGTCTTGATCCATGGCAAAATTTTCATATTATTGATATTAATCAAAAGATTTTACAACTAGAAGAATTAATTGATCAATTAAATGAGTGGTTGCCAAATGATGAAAAAATTCTCAGAAAGTGGAATTATGACGACCACAAAGAATCTGTAAATAGATTACATGTACATTTCCCTGAACAAGAAAAAACTATTACAGACCCTACTAAGAAAAATCAACTTACCAAATATAACGATTTAATACACGAGATTGAAGAACTTACTTTTAGACCAAATGAGCAGCGTCCTTATCTATTAATCTGCCCAGACGGAATAGAAGATATTCCATTAACTGATTTTTTAAATTTCAGTGCAAAAAGATTTTTTGGGGAATTGTGCCTACACTATTGTCATGTGGGCAGGCATCCGTTTGAGTTGTATTCTGCAGGAGATGTTGATTGTCCGATCGATCAGATCATTCCTCAACATTCAATTAATACATATCATACGCTTCGTTTTTATGATGATAGTTGCTTAGAACAATGGCATATGCAGAAGTTTAAATTTTTTTACAATCAAAGTACAATTAAAAATAAATTTAAATTCAACGATCCTAGATTAACATTTGGATATATTTCTCTAGGAAGTTTAAAATCAGTAAATAATCTTACTGAATATAATAAAGACGAACTAGTTAAATTAGTTAAACATTGTAATACAATCATTAGTTGGTCAGTTACTTAAAGGACAAAAAATGAACATCAAGCTGAAAGCTTTTTTAATCACCATTACTATTCTTGTCGGTATATTCGGTAGTGTCTATACCGCAGTCATTAAGCCACTTGTTTTGGGCATAGTTGTTTCGCTAGTTGTATTCTATGGAATGTATAAAATGGTATTAGATACACTAGAAAGAAAGAACCCACAATGAGTGATTATGAAATCATTTTAGAAGAACCGCCGCAGCGTTGTGAAGGGTGCGGTATTATTGCAGAGACTCGTCCATATGGACTTAACCATGAAGAAATCTGCTTTGATTGTGCTATGAAGGATGAGGCACTTACTGGAATCAGAGCAAAAGAACTATTGTTTGGAGAAGAAGAATGAAGATTATTAAGAACGAAGAACATAAGCTTACCCGTAGCTTCACATATGATATCCCAGATGAAACAATTGAAGGGGCGTTTGGTTCTATCCAGCGTTTTAAAGAAATCGTAAGTCATAATACTAGTGGTTGGAATAACGAACCAGAAGGCGAAGAACCAACTGATGAAGAAGCTGACCTTTTCTATGACTTCTTTGCTGATTATGATTATGAATTAGAAGACGATATTTGGACTGACCGCAAAGGCGGGTATGAAACCAGCTATGAATTAGGCGATGAATAATGGATGAATTTGACGATTACGATCCAGTAAAGGATACTGCTGAGTGGGCAGAAAAGTTACTCGGTAAAGTGCATGTATTTGAGGACGGGGATAGCATCGAAGTTGTTCAAGTAAAGCGCCGAGATACTGGTCCTTGGATTACTTATCACGTTCAGCAAGGACCGGGTATCCCGCGTAAAATGATCATGCAGGCTCAAGAATTTAACGTAACTTACGGTCATCTATTTGGTATTTTAGACTAAATAATAGATGCTTTTAAGAAAAATATTTAGTTTTCCGACTTTAACTCTCCTTGTAGCACTTACGCTTAGTGCCATTGCTGCCTGGTACTCTGTACTGGGCTTGACTGCTATCTTTGCGGCAGCAGTCATTCCAATCATTATCATGGGCGGTTCATTAGAAATTGCTAAAGTTGTAACTACTGTATGGTTACACAAATACTGGGACCGTTCAGGGTGGAAGCTTAAACTTTATCTAATTCCTGCTGTTGTGGCACTTGCATTCCTAACGTCTATGGGTATCTTTGGTTTTCTATCAAAAGCCCATAGTGATCAAACATTAGTCAGCGGCGATGTTGGCGCTAAAGTTGAATTGATTGACGAACGAATCAAGATTTCTCGTGAAAACATTGCTATGAATCAAGTAGCACTGGAACAAATGAACAATCAAGTTGACCAACTACTTGGTAGAACTGATGATGACAAAGGTGCAAACCGTGC